AGCACCGCGTCGTCGCGGAGGTTGGCGTCCTCCTTCTTGTCCACGAGCGCCCGGACCGACTCGCGCTTCATCTTTGCCTGACGCTGAACCGCCCACGCGTTGATCTCGTCCGCGCCGGCCTGGCTATACTTCCGCGGCTTGACGCGAGCCCCGATCCCTTCGAGGCTCTTGACCTCGACCCAGTCGCCGATCACGCGGCGGTTCGACGCGGTCTTCCAGTTGACCTTGGCCATCAGTACACCGCCGAGTCGTCGGTGAAGAGCCACACCGTCAGGGGCGCGTCGTACTGCGTGCCGAGCGGCGAGAGCGCCTTCCAGGCCACCTTCATGTCGAACTGGCCGGAGTTCGCCGACCTGTCCGCGGACGAGAACCTGGCGTACGGCACCTCGATGACCATGCACTCGTAGGCGCCGGCGGAGCCGAGAGCCTTGCCCTTGAACACGAGGAGCAGCGAGCCGCGGGTGCCCGACAGGACCTTCGCGCGGATAGCCAGCGCCGTGGCGTCCAGCCGGATCGTGAGCTCGCCGTCGCACGAGAACGTCCCGCGCTGGTGGTATGCCCTGTCGATGGAGCCCTGGGCGTAGCCGTCGTCGCGGTGGCCGTTGGCGATCTTGAGCGACACGTCGCGGACGTACGCGTAGTCGGCGCCGTCGATGACGGTGAGCGCGTCGGCGAAGTTCAGGGGCGCCGCGTCCTCCATGGTCAGCGCGCTCGCGGAGGCTCCGCCCGTCTCGGTCATGCCCATGAAGGTGACGTCGCCCTTGAGGAAATCCTTGAGCGCCCCCGATAGCGACAGCTGGTCGACGACGTGCCCGGCCTGGACGTAGTTATCGCCGTATCCGTCGAGCTGCACAGTCAGGGTCGGGCGCGGTGTCGGCTCGCCGCCGGTGTAGGTCTCGTCGGGCTGGAAGCGGTGCGCGTACACGCCGGACGTCCCGGTCAGCACGATGAAGGCGTCCTTGCCCTTGGCCTGCATGCTCGCGGTGGTAATGACCGAATCGATAGTCTCGGTGCCGGTACCGAATACCAGCTCGCAGGAGTAGTCGGCGTAGCTGTCGATCAACGCCACGAGCTCCGCGATCGTGTCATTGGCGGTCGCCGCCAGAGAGATGACGCCGGCGGTGCCGAACGCCGAATCCACGGTCTCCGCTCCGAGCGCGCCGATCTTCGACGTGATCGTATCCGCCGTTCCGTTGAGCTCGAGCTTGCAGGACGCCGCCGCTCCCGTGTACTTGATCCGTATCGCGCCGATCGCCTGCGGCGGCGAGGCTAGCTCTCCGCCGAGCGCCGACTTGAGAATCAGGCCCATGCCGGCGCAGGCGCGCGGGGTGATGGGAACGCCGCCGCCTACGTTGCCGCGGACGGCGTACTCTCCCGCGAGCATGTTCCGGCCGATGATGATCGGATCCGCCGCGCTCTCGATCTTGCGGTCGAGCGATCCGGGCTCCGAAATGGGGAGCACTGCCGTCCTCGTGGCCGGCGTGCCTACCGTGGTCTCTTTCCCCGCGGTGATCTTGACTGCATTCGTGCTAGGCATTCCAAGCCTCCTTACGTCGTAACTTCATCCGACAGCCGAATGGTCGCGACCACGAAGCCGCGCCCGTCTGCCGGGATCGCATCCTTGTCGAGCTCGTCGAGCGAGGACGACAGCACCAGCCCTCCGATCGTCTCGTTCTCGCCGATGGCGTCGACGAGCGCATCCATATAGCGAGCGAGCATCGTCTCCCTAGCCCCGGGGTTCGGAGCCTGGACGCCGATGTCCACGTTGCATGCCACGGTTACCATCTGCACCTGAGGGCCGGTCGCCTCGATAGACACCGGCCCCGCGCTAACAATGAGCTGCGGGAAACGGCCAGGGGTAAGCACGTCAGACACGTCGAAGGCCCGTATGGCCGGTGCCTGCACTCCCGTGGTTCCCGTGTTGGCCCGCGTCACGTAGCTCGGGTAGTTCGTCGCGAGCCAGGTCTTGAGCCCGACGACCATCCGCTCGATCGTAGATTTCGTCATGGTGTCACCTTGATCCCGAGCTTGGCGAACTCGTCGGTCACGACCTTGTCGGTCGCCGTCGAGAACGCCTGCGACCAGTTGAACGCGCGGGAGCTCGCCGACATGAACGGCCGGGCCTGGCCGGACACGCGCTTCGTAAAGACGATCTGCCCGTCTGGCGTGACGAACATGAGCGCCTTCTTGGTCTTCGGCTGGATCGTGTAGCCGCCGGCGTGTTCGTAGATATTCGCGAGCCTCGTCGCGTCGGTTGTTCGCACGATGGCCACGCCGCCGAAATCCTGCTTCGACTTGACCGCCTTCGAGCCGACGCGGTAGACATGCTTCTTCGACTTCACCTTCGACACGTAGATCGACCGGTAGAGGTCGCCGGTCTGGCGGCCGATCATCTGCCCCGACAGGTAGTTCTTCTTGAGCATGGCGCGATACTGCGATCCGACGAGCCGCAACACCCGGTCGAGGTACTTCGGGGCGTGGAGCGCGTACTGCTCGAGCTTCGCCTCGACGCCGCCGTGGACAACCACCTGCAGGTTCATCTGTCGCGCCTCATGATCTCGTCGAGCATGGAGCGGACGTTGACCGGTAGGTCGATCTCGTACCCGACGCTCATGCCGTCGGCGTTCGTCTCGGTGCGCTTCCCGATCCCGCCGGCGTAGCGGGTCTTGAGCCAGTGGACGGTCTCAAGACACCCGCCCTCGAGCATCGGGTAGAGCTGGCTCGTGCTCGCGAATCCGGCGTTGTACGAGACGAGAACCGAGCCTCGGTATCCCGGGAACACGCCAGAGAACAGCCTGATGATGCCGGCCTCGCTGTCGATGATGTAGTCGCTGGAGTCGAGGAGCGTCGCGTCGCCGAACGTACGCGAGCTGTCGAGGTTCACCGACTCGATGGAATTCACGGGGTACTCGGGGAGCAGAAGGTAGTCGCGGCCGGTCCCGTCGAGCTGTACGGCATCATAGTCGCGGGCGGCGAGCTTGCGCTTCGTGTACAGCTCCATCCGCGCCGTCGCCTGGTCGATGAGCTTCTCGACCAGCGTCTGCTCGTCATCGAGGTATCCGAACATGCTGACCGCGGTTTTCCACGAGGTTAGTGCGTGCTCTCCGACCGCCATATCTATCTCCCTCCGATGCCGCTATGACCCGGGAGTGGTGAGCCTCCCGGGTCCCGTGTGCCTTAGGCCGTGGCCTGGTGCGGGTGGCCCTTGACCACGACCGCGGCGAGCGGCGTGCCGGTGCCGTGGGTGCCGGAGAAGTCGGCGAGCAGCTTCAGGTAGCGCTTGCCTCCCCTGTAGCCGAACCGCGTCACGTCCGCCGTGGCGTGCGCCGCGACGAGGCTCTTCACGATGCCATCCGTGACCGAGGAGACGCCCAGGAGGTCGTCAGCGGTCACGTTCGAGTAGTTCGAGTTGTCGTCGGAGTGGGTCATCACGAACTCGATCTTGTTGCTGGTCGTGAAGGTGATACCGCCGGCGCCGATGGCCAGGGCGATCTCCGCGGACTCGAAGCCCAGGAGGTCTACCGCCGCCGGCGTGTTGTCGGCGGAGTAGGTCGCGGCCGGGATCAACTCGACGATGTCTATCTGCGAGTGCAGGTCTTTCATTCCTCTGTCTCCCTTGCTTGTCGTGCCGAGGGCCATGCGGCCCCCGGCGGGTTATTCAGCCGGCGATCAGCTCGCGGCGAACTTCATGACCTTGTAGGCCTCGAAGTTGCGGACGCCGCCGCCGACGCGCTTCGTGGTGTAGAACTCCACGAAGCCCTTCGTCGAGTACGGGTCCCTGAGTACCTTGATGCCCTGGCGGTCGCGGATCGCGTACGCGCGCTTCCAGTCGCCGTAGGCGATCGAGAGCGTGTTCGCGGCGATGGCCGGCATGTTGTCGTCGATGTACACGGGCTTTCCGAGCAGGGTCTGCGGGGTCCCGGCCTGGAACGACGGCTGCCACAGGTAGCCGTACGACGTCTGGAACTTGCGGACGTCGCTCATGACGGCCGCGTTCATGATGAACGACGCGCCGTTCTGGTAGGCGCCCTTGAGCGCGCCCTGCAGGCTAATGATCGCGTTGGCGGGGTTCGAGTCCGCCCAGGCGCCGGCCTTGCCGGAAGCGATGTACCCGACCTTGCCCCACGCGTAGGAAGCGTCGGCAACGGTGGTGTACGACAGGATGCCGCGCGGTCGCGTCGGGAGCGCGCCGCTGATGAAGGCCTCACCCTCGAGCTCGGCGAATACGATGCCGGCTTCGTCCTCGAGCCAGGCGGCCACGTCGAAGGCCGCGTCGTCGATCAGGTCCTGCGACGCGAGCGGGTTCGCGTACATGTCGCGGATCGGGATGGAGATACGGTCGAGGCTCGGGGTGCTGGTTTCGGACCTGGTGCCGATCTCGTCGGCCCAGCCACCGCCGGAGCCGCCCTTGTTGACCATGAGCTGCGCCTCGCTCGTGCCGACGGTCTTGACGTCGGCCAGCTGGCGCATGACGCACTGGTCCATGGCGACGCGGTCGATACCGGCCTCGAGCTCGGGGACGACCATGAAGCCGCCGTCGGTGTTCACGCCCTCGGTGGCCGAGGCCTTGAAGACCTGGCCGGCGTCCTTGTCGTGGGCCCAGGCGTTGAACTCCTTGAGGGCCGCCGACTTGCCGCCGACGTCGCCGCCGGCCGTGCCGAGGTTCATGCGGTTGACCTGCGCCTGCAGGGCCGAGAAGTCGTCGACGATCTTCTGGTTCTTGGCCACGTCGGCGTCGATCCGCGCGAGCTTCGCCTCGATCTCGGCGACGCCCTGGCCCTTCTCGAGGGCCGCGAGCCGCTCGTCGTTCGCCTTCTTGTAGCTCGCCCAGGACGACTGGAGCTCGTCCAGCGCTTTCTTCAGTTCGGGATCCATACGGGTCTCCTTATTGCATGGACTGAGCGACCCCATGCAGGGCCGCGACGATGCTGTCGACTCCGGCACGCGACGCGCCGGCATCCCGCCGGAGGGTCTTGTAGCCGCCCGAGGCCAGCGCTTCGGCCTCGGCCCGAGAGAATCCCGCATCCCGCAGGAAGCCCTCGTAGTCGCGGATGGTCTGTATCTCGAGCGCCCGGGGCTTAGGCGCGAGCGCCTTCGGCGGGTGCTGGAACCCGATCTTAGAGAGGTCGAAGCTCGCGAGCGCCGCGGCCTTGACCGTCTTGTGTACCCTCGACGCGAAGCCCTTCTCGACCGCTTCGTCAGCGGTCATCCAGGTCTCGTCGTCCATCATCTGGCCGATCTCGTCCGCGTCGAGACCCGAGCGGGCCGCGTACAGGTTGATCAGCTCGCCGCGCATCTTGTCGAGCACGTCGGCAGTTTTCCTGAGCTCGTCCGCCTCGCCCCAGGCCACGGACCAGGGGTTATGGATCATGTAGTACGAGCCCTCGTCCATGACGAGCTCTTTACCGGCCAGCGCGACGACCGACGCGATCGAGGCGGCGATGCCGAGGACCTCGACGGTGATCTTGCTGCGCTCGTGCGCCAGCAGGTTGTAGAGGGCCATCCCGGTCGTCACATCGCCGCCCGGGGAGTTGATGTACACGGTGATCGCCTTCTTGTCCCTGACTAGGTCGAAGGCGTCCTTGAAGTCGGCGACCGTTATGCCCCAGCCGCCGATCTCGTCGAAGATGGATATCTCGGCCGTGTCGGCGAGCGCCTGCATCGCGAACCACTTGCTACGCATTCTTCTTCTCCTTCTCGTCGTCATCGTCGACGCGATCCATGTTCGACGGCGTCAGGTAGAGGTCGCCGCCCTCGATCGGGTTCATGTTCTCGCGGTCGCGGATGTCGTTCGCCGACAGCCAGCCCCACTGGCGGCCCGTCGCGTAAGCCTTGTACCGCGTGGCGATGTCGCCGCGGAGCATGCCCTCGGGGTTGAATTCCGGCATGTACGTCTTCTGCGCGGTAAACAGCTGCCGGTGCAGCGACTGCTCGATGCGCACGAGCCACGGCCGGATCGTGTGGATCATGAAAGAAAGCATGAACTGCTCTGCGCTCGCATACGTCGTCGTCGACTGATCTGCCTGCAGAAGCATGAGCGGCACACGGAAGATCCCGGCGATGTCGGATCGTTGTAGCCGCCGAGTCTCGATGAACTGCGACTCCTCGGCGCTCATCGACAGCTTGGCAATGTCGGCGCCGTCCTCGAGGATCGCGGTCTTCCTGGCGTTCGCGGATCCCGAGTACGTGTCGTTCCAGCCGTCGCGGAGGCGCTTGACCGCCGCGTCGTCGAGTCGCTTCGGGTACTTGATGACGACGCCGGGCGTCGCGTCGTTCCTGAATAGCCGGCCGGCGTATTCCTGCGTCGCCATGGCCGAGCCGATCACGTCCTTCTGGTAGCCGATCACCGAGCGGCCCGTAATCCCGTCCTTGCCCGGCATCGCACGGATGTGCAGCATGTCTTTCTGGAGCAGGACGAGGCGGCCCCCGTTGGCTCGCTCGACTTCGTAGATGAGCGAGTAGTCGGGAAGCTGGTTGACCTTCACGCGGTCGGGGTGGAACGGGATGATGTCGTCGACATAGTCGTCGCCGTGCCGGAGGATCGCGGCGTAGTAGTTACCCCGGAGCGCGAGGTGCTCGACCATCTGCTCGCGCCACTCCATCGAGGTCTGCCAAGCGTTCGGCTTGGTGGCCAGGACGTCGTACAGCGGATGCGCGTAGGCCCGTTCCTTGCCGCCACGCTCGAGCCGCTTGTAGACGTGGAGGGGCAGGGAGCCGATCGTCTCCGAGAGGATACGCACACACGCGAAGACCGTAGAGACGGCCAGGGCGCTCTCGTGGCTTACCGTCTTGCCGCTCGCGCTCGGTGATCCGAGCAGGAGCTCCGACAGCTCTGAGCGGTCGAGGCGGTTGACTATCCTGAGTGCCAGGCGCTGCATCGCGTTCAACTTGCTCATATCGTGAGAAGCCCCCTCTCTTCGTACACGGACGACTCGTCGTCCAGCTCGATAGACAGCCCGTGGTGCGCCATGATTGACGAGACGACGAGGTCTATCTTTCTTGATCGGTGATCACCAAGTGGCTTGATGTTCCCGTTGACATCCGGTTTGATCTCGGCATTGCTTACACACCAAGCCATGACGGGGTTTGGGTCAGCGATGGCGCCGCGCATGACATCCCGCTCCCACGCCTTGGCCAGCGGGGAGAAATGAGCGATGCCCTGGCGAACTTGGACAGTGACAAAGCCTTCGTCGATAAGGCGCTTGTCCACGAACTGCGCTAGTGCGGGGTCGAACATGACGGCGCGGACGTCGTACCTTTCTCCGGCTTCCACG